TACGTTTGAGGGACAAAATTAATGGCAGCTCTTGAAGATCAAATGCAATCTATGCTACCGTCTGCTGATGATGATATTCGTCCAGAAGATTACCCTCAGTATAAACCTGACGACTTTACTGGTAGAAGTTTTGCAGCTGACTCCTTTCAAGAAACCAAAGACAGGTTTATGGATGCAGGTAAAATTGATGTAGACCCTGATGATCCTGCTATCCTTACTGCATACAAACGTGCTGTAGATTATCTTAAAGACACAGGGCTTGCAGGTTTAGGTTTAGCTGATACTGCATTTAAATATGCTGTAGGTTCTGTAGCTCAGGTTATGCCAACAGAGCAACTAGAAAAACGTATGGCTAGAGATCTTTACTCTATGCCAGAAGCCTTTGGTGGAGCCGTAGGTGCTAAGAGTATAACTCAACTTGACGATGCAGCTGATGCATTTCTTGCAGGATCTAAGCAAGTAGCACAAAAGCTAAAAACAGAGTATGACCCTACAATGGTTAGAAGCTTTGTTGGTGCTACTCCTCCTACTTACCAAGAACGTGAAGCTCCTTTATCACTCTTATCGGGAGAGTCTGATTCTGCTTCTGATGAAGTTTTAGACATTTATAATATGGGCCTTTTAATGTTTAGAGAGCCTGTTGTAGAATTTGCAGAGACTTTAGATATTCCTAAAAAAGGTTTATTAGGTTCAGAGTTTTTAAACCGAGTAAAAAAGAACCCATCTATTCCAGAAACTTCTTTGCAAGAAAGTGTTATAGAACCTTCTAGAAGGTACACTAAAGATGAGTTACTTAGAGCTTTAGGCGTAAATGCAAACACTAAAGGAACTTTTAGGTCAGTTGCAAATATTTCTCCAGCAAGAATAAAACAATTTGAACAATATCAACGACAAGGAAGAGATGCAGGTTTTGTAGGTGGGACTGAAATTGACTACTTTGATATACCTGTAGATGTGATTATTGGGTATCCTGGCAAGAAATTTAAAGCTCATTCTCAACATTATCAAGACGAAACTCTAGTTCATGTTAGAGGATCTATTCTCAATACTAATCCTCTACCTGACAGAGACTTAATAGCCTTTGATACCATAATTGACGATGATAACTTTTTACTTGTAGAAGAAATTCAATCTGATCTCCTTACTAAGGGTTATGTAAAACCTAAAAGTCCTTTTGACGCAGCTTTTTCTGAGGCTATTGGGGAGTATGATTTCGAAAATCCTGTTAAATACCAAGAAGCTTATGGAGATATTTCTACTGACATCCAAAAGATTTTTAAAGAGTTAGATGAAGAAAGTATATATTCTCCAGAACTTCCTATCCAGTTAGAATCATTTCACTCTAACCCATTTTTTAGCGATGAAACAGAAACTGTTTTTACTAATAAGATTTCAGATAAAGGTTACACAACTTTTGAAGAACTTAAAGACTATATCAAAAGTCAAAATACAAATTCTGATGAGATTTGGGGTATTCTTAGTAGACTAAAACGTAAAGTTCCAGGTGTTTCTGTAGTTAATGATGCACCAGGTGGGAAAACTTATACCAATATATCTTTAGACTTAGACGATCCTACTTTTGAAAATTTTTTAGATACTTTTTATGAGTCTGTAAAAGGTAGTGAGATTGATCATGAAATTCTAATGCATAGGTATGAGGATTTTATAGATGATTATAATGAGGTACTACTAAAAAAGATAAAAGAAAAAGGCCTTAGTAAAGAATTAGACTTAAACGACCTACAAAGACTAAGAGAAAAGTATGAAGAATCTGGAGCTAAAGGCACCTTAAGCGTAGGACTACCACCAATACGAAAAAATAAACAAGCTGTAGATGAGGCACTTAAAGTCCTTATAGCTAAAGCAGCACAGCAAGGTGTAGATAAGATTGTTATTCCGCCAGCAGAGCGTATAGCTTTAGCTAGAGGTAGAGAGCTTAAGAAAGATAAAGGTGATAGGTTTTACAGGACTTATGTAACTGACTTAAACAAGTCTTTAAAGGAACTTGAAGATAATTACCCTGTAATAGTATATAGAGATATTGAGTTGCCATACCGCAGTAAAGCTGACCTAGAGGATGGCGATCCTTTTGGGATGATGAATGAACCAGACTTTACTGAAATTGATAATGATGATGTTCCTTTAGAAGATATTCAAGATCTTATGGATGCAGATGCAGAGGATATTGCTAATATATTAAATCCAGATGAACCTCTTCCTCCTAGTAAAAGACCAAGATTAGTTAAGACTGGTAATAAAGGTACAATCTTAGACATCTCAGAGTTAATTGATAAATACAAAATAGAACAACCAAGACAGTTTGCCAAAGGGGGCGTAGCAATGAACGAACAAATGGAAATGGCCTTTATGAACCAAGGTGGACTAAAAGACGATGGCATGGATCAAGATCCAGTGTCAGGTAATGAAGTGCCTTCTGGCTCTATGGCTTCAGAGGTACGAGATAATATATCTGCTCAACTATCTGAAGGCGAGTATGTAGTACCTGCTGATGTCGTTAGATTTTTTGGGGTAAAGTTTTTTGAGGATCTTCGTATGCAAGCAAAAATAGGCTTGCAAACTATGGAAGCTAATGGTAGAATCGGTGGTGAACCTGTAGACAGTTCTCCAGAAGAAGAGGTTTTATCAGATAAAGACTTTGCAATGCTTTTACAGCAAGAGCTTGGTGGGACACTATTAGCAGAAGGTGGTATGGTATCTGGAGAGAGTCAGAGTTACTCTGCAGAAGAACCAAGGCAGTTTAATACGGGTGGTTATTCAACTACTGGCTTTGATGGCGATGGCACAGGACTTCCCCGTAACAATGCGCCAGAAGAACCATATGTTCCAGGTTTAATACCATCTTTTGATCCAAGTAACTATGGTCTTGGTTTTTCTATGACTCCAGGATATACAAGGCCACCCGCACCACCAGCGTCTCCTACAATTGAAACTGATAAAAGTTGTGAAGCTAGGGGTATGATATTAGGTCCAAATGGGATTTGTATACCTAAACCTGAACCTAAGCGTGGAGGAGATGGCAGCAGTGGAACTACACCACCACCTCCTGGAGAAGGTGGGTCAATAAATCTGGGTGGAGATAATTGGTTTAAAGATGACTCTGAGCTTCTTTTTAGTGATCCTTCAACCTACATTAAAAATCAACTAGCTAATCGTGGTGGTAGGTTTGATAGTGGTATTGCAAGGGCTGGAGCTTTAGCTCTCCCTGGTGGGTTAGGCCTTATTCTGGCTGGAGGGGATACAGCCGACGATACTATAGGTATTGCTAAAGCAAGAGCTGCATTAATGGTGGCTGAAGCCAGTGGTGCAATAGGTGAAAAAGAAGCTAAAGAGCTTAGGGAGTTAATTGCTCAAGATGTTCAAGGTAACTTCTTTGTTGATAAAGATGGTAAAGGCCCAGGAATAGGTACTGGCGTAAATTGGGCAAATAGTTTAGCACAAAATCTAGGTTTTGAAAATCTTGAAGACTTGCAAAGCAACAAAACTTTAGCCTCAAAAACTTGGAAAGCTCAAACAAAAACTGATACAAAAGCTCCTGTTAAAGCACCAGCAGCTGTTGTTGATAAAGGTAACGATAGGGGTTTTAAAAATGATGATCCAATCACACCAACTCGCCCAGATGTAGGTAGTGATGGTATGACAGATGCAGAAAGAGGATCTGGTGCTGGATCATATTCCCCTCCCCCTGCCAGTAAAAAATCTACAGGAGGAACGCAAGATCAAAGAGATAGAGAAAGTAGCGAATTTGGTGCGCTAAATAAAGGCGGCTTGATGAAGAAAAAACGTAAAAAATAATAAGGCTACTCGGCTACGGCTGACCCCAACATAAGGAGAATAATATGCCTGAACTAGCAGAAGTGGAAACACCAAAAACTGCAGGATTCGTTGATCGTGGATATAATCACGCAAAGCGTAAGCAACGAATGGAAGATGAAGCAAAGGAGATTGCAGAACTTGAAGCTCAACAACGTGGAGAATCAACCGAAGACACAGAACAAGAAGTTGTCGAAGAAGAAACGCCCGATACAGAAGTTGAAGAAACAACGCTATCTGCAGAAGAAAAATCTTTTAAAAAACGATATGGTGATCTAAGACGCCATATGCAGCAGAAGGAAAAAGAGTGGGACGAGAAGTTAGAAAACCTACAAAAAGCTTCTACTAAAGCTGGCATTATTCCACCTAAGTCCGATGAAGATATTGAAGAGTGGGCTAAAGAATATCCTGATGTAGCTGGTATTGTAGAAACAATTGCAGCTAAAAAAGCACAAGAGATGTTTGATAAGGCAGACACTCGACTTAGGCAACTTGATGAAGCTCAAGCAGAGGCTGATAGGTTAAAATCTGAAAATGAAATTCGTAAGTCACACTCAGATTTTGATAAGCTACGTGAAGCAGATGAGTTTCACAATTGGGCCGATGAGCAACCTAAGTGGGTTAAGGATGCACTTTATGAGAATGCAGATGACCCAGCCTCAGTAGTTCGTGTTATTGATCTGTATAAGTCAGATAAAGGACTAACTGATACAGCTAAGAAAGCAAATAAAAAAGCAGCAGCTTCACCAGTCTCTCGACGCAGTAAGACTGAAGTAGACGTAGCTGATGCTAGTGATATGATTCGTGAGTCAGATGTTGCTAAAATGTCTAACAAAGAATTTGAAGAACGTTCAGATGAAATTAACAAAGCAATGCGCAGCGGTAAATTTGTCTATGACGTATCTGGTAATGCCAGATAAACTATTGACAAACAATAAATCAATAGTATAACTAGGGACATAGAACAAAAGCCTCTCTATGACTACCTTTTGTTCTGGTCCAATTTCCACAAGTCTAAACTATAAAGAACCACCTGTTCAAGTATAGGCCCGTAAACTAACGGTTGGCCGACTGTTAAATTTACGCACCCTAGAAAATGTAACAGCCTCTTATTGGTATTAGCTTTGTAACGAAGCCAACTATCAGGAGGATTTATTATGGCTTTTTCAACAGCAGGGGGATACGGTAACTTACCTAACGGTAACTTCTCATCCGTAATCTACTCCAAAAAAGTACAGCTTGCTTTCCGCAAGAGTACTGTATGTGGTGACATCACCAACTCTGATTATTTCGGAGAGATCAGTGCCCAAGGCGACACTGTAAAAATCATTAAAGAACCTGAGATTTCCGTAAGCTCATATGCTCGTGGTACTAACATCTCAGCACAAGATCTTGACGATGAAGATTTCTCATTGGTTGTAGACAAAGCTAACTACTTTGCCTTCAAAATCGACGACATCGAGGAAGCTCATTCACATGTGAACTTCATGGATCTTGCAACCAACCGTGCAGCTTATCGTTTGGCTGACCAGCACGACCAAGAAGTTCTTGGCTACTTGGCTGGCTACAAGCAATCAGCTTTGCATACAGATGCCGATACAGTAAACTCTACTGTAAATGGCACTAAAGCAGTATCTACTGCTGGTTCAGATGAATTGCTTGCAAGCATGAAACTGAAAAAAGGTGACTTTGGTAACATTTCAACAAGCTCTGCAGGTGATCACTCGATCCCAGTTGCAGCACGTTTGCCTGGTGCCACAGCTCTTCCAACTGCTACAGCTTCACCAGCAATGGTTGTTGCTCGTATGGCTCGCCTCTTGGATCAACAGCAAGTTGATACTCAAGGACGGTGGCTTGTAGTTGACCCAGTGTTTATGGAAGTACTTCGTGACGAGGATTCACGCCTCTTTAACGCAGACTTCGGTGAATCAGGTGGACTACGCAATGGTCTGGTCTTGAATAACTTCCACGGTTTCCGTGTATACACTTCAAGCAACTTGCCTTCAGTTGGTACTGGTTCAGGAACTACAGGTTCTGCAAACCAAAATGCTAACTACGGTGTTATCGTAGCTGGTCATGATTCTGCTGTCGCAACTGCGGAGCAAATCAACAAGACTGAAACTTATCGTGACCCTGACAGCTTTGCTGACATTGTTCGTGGTATGCATCTATACGGCCGCAAGATCCTTCGTCCAGAAGCTCTTGTCAACGCCAAATATAACTTGGCATAAGGGAGGACTAAACAATGGCTTTACAATCTCCAGTTCGTATTGAGACTGCCGTGATTGCTCACGGTGATCTTACAACTAGCTCAACTCACGAAATCGGTGTAGTTCCAAACAACTGTGTGGTTCTTGCTGCTGGCGCTGAGTGTACTGCTGCAGCCACTGTTGGTGGTGCTAATGCAGTGAGCTTTGGTGTAACAGGTGGTGACGTTGACATGCTTGGTACTGCTGATATTAATGGCGCTAAAACTTTAGCTGCCACTACTACCACAGTAAACGGCATCACAAATGTCACAACTGCTGACACGACCATTACTGCATTGCTTGCAGGTTCAAATGCTCCATCAGCAGGTTCTTTCCAGTTCTTTGTAGTATATGCCCCAATGGGTGCTACTAAAGCTGCTGCGGAAGTAGACCGTGATACGCTTGCATAAGTGAACTAACCTTAGGGGCTGCTTTCGGGTGGCCCCTTTAGGCTACCTTAAGGGAACACAATGGCATATAATTACTTGGACCTTACAAATGAAGTTTTAGCTAGGTTTAATGAAGTAGCATTAACTTCATCAAATTTTGTTAATTCTCGTGGCTTTCAAACTCAATGTAAGAATGCAGTTAATGATGCTATTAATTATGTAAATACTCGTGAATATGGTTGGCCATATAATCATGCGACACAAACAGAAACACTTGTAGCTGGTACTACAAGATATGCTATACCTGCTACAGCTAAACATGTTGACTATGATACATTTAGGATCATTAGGGATGACTCGTTAGGATCTCAAGGTAGGTCTTTAACTATCTTAGATTATAAAGATTACTTAAATAGGTTTATTGAACAAGAAGACAGAGCTAATGTAGGTGGCATACCTACTCATGTATTTAGAACACCTGACAATAAGTTTGGATTTTTTCCTTACCCTGATAAGGCATACTCTGTAAAATTTGAATACTACGTTTATACAACAGCACTTAGTGCAGCAACAGATATACCTACAATACCCGAACAGTACCGTCAAGTTATTGTAGATGGAGCCACAGCTTTTGGATACCAGTACCGTGGTGAAGGTGGCGAATATCAATTAAACTTTGCAAGGTTTGAAGATGGTATTAAAAGTATGCAAAGTCTTCTTTCTAATAGAATGGACTATATACGTTCTACAGTAATACTTAAATCTACTATTGGAAGCAATATTTTATAATGGCAGATGAAGCAGGTCTTAATCCTTTTATCTTTCCTTGCCAAGGTGGGCTAGTCCTTAACAGGTCTACGTTTACTATGCAACCAGGACAGGCTTTTGAGTTGCAAAACTTTGAGCCTGACATTAAAGGTGGGTATAGACGTATCAATGGGTATGCTAAATGGAATAATAATATTGTTCCACAATCTGCTACTGACACTGAAAAAGTTCTTATGTCAGCTTTCCATAAAGATGAAATTATAGCTGCTAGGGGCACTAAAGTATATAGAGCAGCTAATGGTAGCAGTAATACTAATGGCGCTACTACTAACTCAGCCACAAGTATTACAGTAAATAGTACTGCAGGGTTTAGTGCTACTGGTACTATTTTAATTGGATCAGAACAAGTTACTTACACCAGTATTGACTCCGTTACTTTTATTGGTTGCACTCGTGGGGCCAATAGCACAAGCGCAGCAGCACATGCAGATGATGTAGTAGTAACTCAGTACTGGACTGAGATTGACACAGGACGTACAGGTGCAAAAAAGTATTCGCACTTTAGGTATAATATAGACGGTAATCCTACCCTTGTTTTTGCTGACGGGGCCAATCGTGCCTCTTTATATACTACAGGAAACTCCGTAACAGATATTAATACTACTAATGCTCCAGCAGATCCTCAGTTTGTAACAGGATTTAAAAATGCTTTATTCTTTGCTGGCATGACATCTAATCCTCAAGAGTTAATATTTAGTGCACCTTATGGTCCTACTGATTTTACACCTGCTAATGGTGCTGGATCAATACGAGTAGACAGCCCTATTACTGGTATATTTCCTTTTCGTGATTCTTTATTTATTTTTTGTGAAGAACGTATTTTTAGACTTGATGGTAATACTATAGCAGACTTTCAGCTACAGCCCGTATCAAGAAACATTGGTTGTATGAATGGTTTTACCATACAAGAATTTGCAGGTGATATTGTATTCTTAGGTAGAGATGGTTTAAGAACTGTTGCAGGAACCGAACGTATTGGTGACGTTGAACTTGGTTCAATTAGTACTCCTGTTCATCAACTGTTTAATATTTACTCTGATATTTCTGAATTTGATTCAGTTATTGTCCCAGATAAAACTCAATATAGAATATTCTTTTGCGATACGTCTGGTAACGATGCAAGAACTAAAGAACGTACTAAAGGTGTTATTTGTCACAGGACTTCAGAGGGTTATGAGTTTGCTGAAACTTTAGGTATTCAACCTTCTTGCACAGATCACATAAATGAAGATGGTGTTGTTTATGTGATACATGGTGGTTATGATGGCTATGTGTATCAACAAGAACGAGGCAATACTTTTGATGGTACTACTATTATTGGTAGATATAGATCCCCAGATATTACTATGGGTGACGCAGGTTTAAGAAAACAATTTCAACGAACAGTAATTAACTATGCACCAGAAGGTTCTATAAACTCAGATTTATTTGTGAGGTATGATTACGAAGATCCTAATTCTGCAAGACCTGCAGCTTATCCTTTCGATTCAAGTAAGGTTGTGGCTTTGTATGGTACAGGTGAGTATGGAACAGTTACATATGGTGGTCAGTCAAACCCATTGATCAGACAACCGATAGAAGGTTCAGGCTTTGCGATAGCATTGCGTGTTGTGGATAATGGTGTATCAGTACCTTATTCACTTAAAGGCTTTCAGTTAGAATTTAAAGCAGCCGCTAGGAGATAGAATATGGCAGGTTACGCACGGCAGAGTACGTATACAGACGGTGACATTATTCAGGCATCAGACTCCAATGATGAGTTCGATCAGCTTGTTGCTGCATTTAACGCACTTAGTGGACATAAACACGATGGTACTGCAGCAGAAGGTCCCATTATCGGCTTCTTAGGTGATCCCGGTGTAGGTACAGCCCTAAACAAAATTGAGGTAGATGCTACTAATAGCAGAATTAAATTTTCTATTAATGTTTCTACTGTATCTACAAACAAAATCTTTTTTCAATCAGAAGGTATTATCCCTGCAACGAACAATGATATTGATTTAGGCAGCAGTTCTCTGAAGTTTAAAGATGGTTACTTTGCAGGTAATCTTGATGTAGCTGGTAACATTACTCTTGGTGGTAACATTACATTAGGTGATGCAGATACAGATGGCATTACACTAAACTCTGAGATTGCTTCTCATGTAATTCCTGATCAAAATGATACTTACGACTTAGGTGAAGTAGATAAAGAGTGGCGTAATCTTTATATTAATGGCACTGCTAATATTGACTCTCTAGTAGCTGATACTGCAGATATTAACGGTGGTACTATTGATGG